TCTTGGGGTGCGCTCAGTAGTCATTAATTTCTCCTGACTAGACGTATTTAGCATATTGCTGTTCAGTTAAACCCAACTTCTTGGCGAGAGTACGCTGGGTTGGCGAAAGCTTCACTGTGCGAGGTTTAGCCCCATTATTTCTACTTGAGGGGGCCACCACCATCGAAGGCTGACCGGCAGTCGAAGTTCGCTCTTGTCGGGTATTCCCAACCTGCCAATCATGATCTGGAAACGCTCTTCTGACCGTTTCGTCAATTTGTCTAAAATATTCTTGGGAATTTGGTTTAACTCCCTGTTTTACTAAAGATGCATGCTTGCCATATGCAAGAGATGTCATCTCTTCGTAGCCGTCTTCCATAAACCAAGGATTGGAAGCTGCCCACTCCTCTGTTTCTGGATCTGGCCTAACCGCCTTTTGTTGCTGAGGCTGCTGGGCTTGGTACTGTTGTTGCTGCGCCTGCTGTTGTTGCTGCGCCCTGTATTGTTCTTCGTACTGTTGTTGTTGAGCTTGTTGTCCAGAAAAGTTTTGTTGGTAACGTCCAGCCTCTGTTAACTCAGCAGTTGCTTTTGTTAAAGACTCTTGAGCATTAACAACGCTGTCGGTGTCTCCTTCTTCGTAAGCTTTCCTGTATTGCTCTTTCGCTTGATTAACAGATAGTTCTGCACGTTCCTTTACTTGACCGATTAAAGCTTGCTCGCCTCGCCCAATTAAAGATTCGTACTCTCTATTCTTTTCAGACATTTGCTGCGCGACACGATAAGCTTCGTCCCGCATCTGTTCAGCACTTTCTGCTCTTCGACGCTCTTCGTGAGATTCATAGCGAAGTTTGTTTATTCGCTTTTGAACTCTTTTGCTATACCCGGAAAGCTCATCATCACTTATATCTGCCGAATCATTATCGACATCAACTTGATCCGCTGAAGCTTCTTCTTGTTCCTGCTCTCTTTCCCCGCCTATCTTAGTACGGACTCCAAAGAACTTATCTTCTTCCGACATTAACTCTTGTTGTTCGCTCATAATTTGGCAATCCCCCTTGGATCTTCAACAACAGCTTCAACACTGTCATCGTTGATTAATCTAAACTCCTTTCCGTGAACTTTAAATCTTGTGCCGCTGTAAGAGCGCATTAAGATCCAGTCTCCTTTTTTGCAGAAAGGCCCAGATGGGAATCGTTTTTTATCGGCATAGCAGTCTGGCCCTAATTCAAGCACCATACCTGTAATTGATCCGATTTCTTCCTCATAGAGCGTATTGTTTGACTTGATAATCCCCCCGCCAAACTCCTTTTCAGGCTCAGGCAGAGCTATCAATATTTTATACCCAGACGGGTTTGGCAATTGATTCGCCTTGCGAGCATCTTCTTGCTCGATATCCTTTGCTAATGCTTCCATTAGTTACTTCCTAGCACTGGAAAAAAGTGTCCAGAGTCACTTGCGCCGCTAGATGCAGCGTTATCCTTCTTCGTACCTTGATTTTAGGTCAAGCACTTCTCTTTCTGTTAGTGCTAACCCTTCAATAATACCGCAACATTTTGAGTATTCTTCAAAGTTTTTGCAACCCCCGCCGCTTATATGGTCTGCATACTCGTTCATTTGCGACCTTATAGTCTTTTGGAGGTGGGTAAATACGTTTTCTTCTGAAAAACTACTCACCATATATGTCCTTCATAATTTCAACGCCAAGCTTTGCGCCTTCAACTTGCTCTCTTGAGGCTATACGCTTGCTTTCCAGTTGCTCTCTCTCGTTGTCCTCCGATATACGCACCGCCAACTTGGCTTGCTCTATATTCATATCTTGTTCTAGCTTTTGCTGGTCAAGAGCAGCTTTCATTAGAAGTTTTTGAGTCTCTAGCTCTATCCTAGCTTGCTCAACCATCTGCTTGCCTTTGGCTTCCATCTCTTTTAACTCAAGTTCTTTTTGCTGCATCTGAACAATAGGGTCTTGAGCTTTCTCTTGGTTTTGCTGGTCTTGAATTTCTTGTTGATTCTTTCCTAGCAACTGAGCGGCAGCAGGCGCAGCAAGTTCCGATATCCTAAACTCGATATCTTCAGGGAGTCTTTCGCCCGGAAGCGGTAGCTTCATGCCTAGCTCTTTCTCTATTTTTTGTCTGTACTCGAAGGCGACATGTTCTTGGACATGCGCTGAGAATACTGCTTGTATTTTTCCTGCATCCGGCGCTTGAGATAGAAGCTCTTGCATTTTAGGGTCTTGCATTGCTGACATATGTACTTGTATATGCGCTTCATGATCTTGGTAGATGAAAGCTTTGACAGGATCTCCGTTAATAATCCCCATGTTTTCAGAAACTGGGTCTGTCGGGTTGATATCATCTTCGTTAGGTACGATTTTATCTGCATCTTGTATATTTAAAACCTCTAACATTTGCCTATGAAGAAGCGGCAGGTTATACATCTGAGGCGCTTGCGTAGAAAGCTGCAATGCAGCCTGATATTGCATGATTCTTTGCGCCATTGTCCCTGCGTTTGGATCGCTTACCGGAATAATGTCTATTCGATCATCAAAGTCAGCAGAAACAAGCTCTTCACTGTCCGACATGTAAGGATATGCTTCTGGGCCAAAGTCTCTGACCACGCGAGCCAGTAATTTAAGCTCCAAACGCATTGATGCGTGTAATCTGGCCTGAACTGCGCTCATAACCTTCATCGAACGCTCTAATATCGCCAAAGTAGTCCCAACAGGGGCTTCTGAGTTCATATCTGCCGCTTTTACGTCAGCAGCAGAGGCAAATCTACGTCCTTCTTCAACAATATTGCCTAATAACTGAGCTAAAACAGAACTTGGCTCTTTATAAGGAAGGAAAGTGATGTTTTCTTTAATACTCCCGCCCGGAACGTCCACATCTCTGAACTCTCCCGGCATAATTGGGGAGTCATCACCCTTAATTCTTAATCCTCTGGCCTTCAAACCGCCCGGAAGGTTAGATAAAGTGCCTGCATCTACTAGTTGACGCAGTAATGAAGTCGCAGACTTGGCTAATCCACCGATCATGTGTATTAAACCAAAACCGTAGAACCCTAAACCGGGGATATACTGGTAATGTACAAAGTGTTCCCGCTTGTTTTTTAGCTTATCGCCTTCGTACCAATTTCTTCTTACAGATAGGATTGTTCTAGATGACATATCAATGGTTACAACGTAAGGCAAATGAATGCCCGTTAACTCTCCATCTCTCTCATCTTCAAATCCGGGTAAATCTAGGTCAACTTGCATCTCAAGAAGAGTGTATCTTGAGTCAGACTCATAGTTACTGGAGTCTCCTGTTAACTCGTCATACTTTAGCTTGATCCGGTCAGAGTCTTCTGACGATGGATTCAAGTCAATATCTAAGTAAAAACCAGAAACTTGAAGCTTTCTTACTTCGTTCGGGCTTTTCTTCATTACATGAGTTGCACGTTCGCAGGTAGCTAAGTCAGAAGCCCCGTAACTTACGACAAAATCTTCTGCCGGAACAAACATGCTGCAAGGTCTGTTCATTGACGGATCAAAGTAAACCTTTCTAAAAGCAGAGCCAGCTAAAGGCAGAGAGAAAAGCATTCTTTCTGTCTCAGTCCTATACTCTGTCATCTTTTCTGTGACGAGGTAGTTTAGGTAGTCCTTTACTCTGTGAGCCTGCTTTTCTTTTTCTTCGTTGATAACGCCAACGATTGTTGTTTTTACAGGGCCGCCTGAAGGGAAAAGCTCTTGTATTGCCTGAGATTGAAAACGAATTACCGCCTCAGTTAATAGAGGGTGAGAAACACCGCAAGCGCCATCCCAAGGGGTAGTTCTTTCTTCCATCTTGAGGCCAAGCAGTTCCAGCCCATCAATGTATGACCGCTCCCAATCCGCTCTGCTTTCCTTGTCGTTCTTGTAAGAAGTAACAAGATCTGATGCCAACCCAGTCAAGTCTTTAGGGTCTAGAACCTCTGCAAGGTTTGCGTCATGAGATGAGTCTAAGTCATCCGCTATATCTGGATTGAAATCAATTATTACCCCGCCGTCAGGTGTCTCAACAGACACAGACTCTGGGTTTTCTATTTCAATCTCAACTTCACCCATCTCTTGATTGACGGGAAACGGAGTGCTTAGTGGGCGATCAATAGCCATTTAGCCATTCTTCCCAAAATATTGAGTTCTTGCAGCACCACTGCCTCTAGCAATAGTTTTACCGCCATTAGACATCATTTTAGTCTTTCCGCCTTTCATCCTGCCTTTAGTCTTTCCACCCATAGCCATACCTTTAGCTTTGGTTTTGCCGCCTTTAGCCATGCCTTTAGCCATAGCAGCGTCTTTCTTTAAAGCGCCAGTCATCCCGCCATTAGCCATCATCTTGGTACTCATCTTGGTTTTTCCACCAGCCATGTAACCTTTAGTCTTTTTCATCGTAACCCTCGCTGTACAAGTTGTTAAACACCCTTGCTGTATCTTGAGTGTACTCCGCATCTTCTTTGGAGTTATATGTTTTCTGGTTCGGCCTGAAGTCCGGCGCTCCTTCTCCTGTCTCAAACCAAGCCGGATGAGTTACCCGGACTCGATTATTAGGCAATGCCACTATATTACCAGTGTACTCGCCTGCGTCGAGAAGCTCCAAAACATGACTCTGCTTATGTTGTGCAGGGTCATCCGCTACCTCACTATCAGTATAGTCTACCGTAAAGTAATACTTTGCCGGATAAAACTCCCCATCGACTTTGGCAATCCAAGGCGCAGGAGAAGCTCTTTCTATCTTATAGACTGAGTGATGGTGAGACATGCAGTCCCAAGGCTGTACCGCCCAAGTAGGCATCGGTTCAGGCCACTCTTCAAATGGAGTGTCTGCAACAAGAGCAGTAATAGGCATTCTTGCCCACATTGCCCCGCCGTGTACATTCTCCATCTCATCGTCATCATAAGTCTCTGCCCCAGTAAATATTACCTGAAAGCTAAGACACCTTGATGGCATTGTAGTTACAGCAACCGCCATAGCATGGAGAAACTCCCCGTGATACTTCTGGTTGTTGTGTGTGTACTCTTTCCTTACCCAGCATTTAAAGTAGGGTATGTTACTTTGCAAAAAAGCCACTAGTAGTA